GAGGTGCAAATATGGACTTGGATACTATTCAGAACATAGCTTTGAATAGGGAAGAATTAATGAAGCAGCAAGGGATAACAGACCCAGCAGTCAGACAAAAGATATTACTTAATTCTTTTTCTACTCATTTAAATACTTTAATAACTAAAAGGAAATACAAAGACGCTACTTCTTTTCTTACTTTGATGGAGATGACTAAGGTAGATAACAGAAGGGTGTTTGGTTCTGCGTTAGCTCAAGTTAAAATGAACGAAGCTTCTACGGCTATACGCAGCGGCATGCAAAAAGGTGCTTCTGTATCTAAAACCACACAGCAACAAAACTTTGCAGGTTTCTACGAGTCTGCTTTAATAGGTCTATACGGAATGCAGAAGTTTGGAGGAGCAGTCGAACCTAATCAAATTTCAGCTTTAAAGACTAGCTTACAATCTTTAAGTACAGAATTAACAAATAATCCAAAAGCTTTAGATAAAGTAGTTTCTTCTATTATAGATTCTAGTAATCCTGTAGCTGCATACGAAAATAAATTATCTGAACTTTCACAATCACCTAACGCTCCTGATCTTGCTTTAGAATTATACATAGGTAATAGATCGAAGTTAAACACAGTACGAGAGGATGTTTTAGTTAGACCTCGCCAACCTCTTAACTTATCTGATGATTATAAAAAACAACAGCAAGAAGAGTTCTTAGAATGGGCTGAGACTCAAACAGATAAACCACCTACAGTTAAAGATTTTATATTAACCCAAAAGAAAGATTATGTGTCTTGGGATGAATTAGATCAATTAGGCATAGAAGCAGAAGAACGAGGTGCTGTTTTAAATTCTACCTATTACAAAGGTGTTGAGTCTTCTATAGGTAAAATGATAAGGAATGAAACAGAAAATACTTTTGCGGCTGATGATTATATTGAAGATTTTGAGATAGAAGAAATGTATAGAGGCACATCAGGCAGAGAATTTCAACGCAGTGCCACAGAACGGATACAAGAAGCTTTAAAAAATGCTGCACCTAAAGATGACAAGGAAACCATTAAGATTCTAAATCAACTAGAACAAGAAGAAAAAGAAAGATGGTTGCGTATTATTAAAGCTAAGAGAGATGCACTAGACATGAGAATTGAATCTAAAGTTGTGGAAGGTGAAGTGACGGAAAGGGCTGACCCTGAAGAAAAAATTAAACAAGTACGCACTAAAACTCCAGCTGATTGGATGAGTAAGGGTGTAGCGTATGAGTCTTTAATGCGAGCTAAAAGAGGAACACCTGTAAGGTCAATAAAGCGTCAAGTTATAGAAGATGACAGAAGTGACATGGAATCTAAAAACTTAATAGAACAGCAAAGACTTTCATATTATAACTTTGGTCTTAGCAGTTACAGTAGAGAAGGAGTACAGAAAGTAGCTGATTTAGATTTAGATGCAGATGATGTCGTATTATTTGGAAGTTTAACAGAAGCTGAAATGAAGTTAGATGAATGGGCAGCTATATTAATTAAAGATGAAGAAGGTAAAAAACTGACTCCAGAAGAAGAAAAAACGGCTGAAGAATATATTGAGTTAGGAATTGCAAATACAGATGATTTGTTAGATTTTGGGATACTACAAAAAAATTTAATACTTAGCCCTAGGACACCTTTATAATATGTCAACTTTTGAAGAGTTAAGAAAGAGTAGATACGGTGATAGTAAACCTCAAATTGAAGAAGAACCAGACGAATCTACAGTACCATTAGAAGAAAGATTACCTGCTCCGTATGAAGATGCAGGAGATATAATGGTAAGTGAACTTCTCGATCAAAATCCTCAGCTGACAACAGAGCAACAAGAAAGGGGCGAAGAGTTTACAAGTGAGCAGTGGTTTGGTTTAGCTTTAGGAACTGGTGTAGAACTTACTGCTCCTATCGCTAGTAACATCGCTTATTTAAAATGGTTAAACAGGGCAAAAACAGCAGCCAAGGCTACTAGAGGTTTAAAAGCTACTCCTTTAGGTATGTTAGGTTTAGGTGTAGCAGAGATAGGAATAGGGGCGGCATCTAACTACGCTAACCAACAAATACAGTTACATTACAAATCACAGAAAAAATTTAAGTTGTCAGAAGTAATGGCTGCTGCTGTTTTTAATGTTAGTCCTGTTGTTAAGTTCGTAGATGGATTACCTGTGTTTAAATTTCTACAACAAAAAACAGGAAGTAAGTTTGCTTACAGGAATATTATAACCAAAACAGGAGAGAAACTTGTTAGCGGTGCTACCATAGGTTTACTGGAGTCTGCTTTTAGGAACTCAGTTTCTGGGCTACTTAAAGAGCAAGAACTGTTTGATGAAGCAGGGAATGTAAAAGAAGGTGTCTACAAAGATTTATTAATGTCCGCAGGAGTAGGGGCAACTTTAAATACCGCTCTGCACGGTGGTGTTGGATTGTTCAGTTACTGGAGGACCAAAGGTAAGGCAGGTAGAGCTGAAGCTGTTAAACTCACCGACTTAATGGATGGTGATTTAGTTAAGCAAATAGATGACATCAATAAAGAGATACAAGCTACAGCTGCTGATGTAGGTATATTTACAAACTTTAGAGAAAAGAACGCTAAAATAGCTGCTTTAAAGAAAAAGAAAAAGCAAGTAGAAGAAGCCAAACAGTTAAACCAACAGCTTAAAGAAGAAATACAAGAAGAGAATGCTAGGGTTGACGAAGCAGAAGCTAACCCTAAACCTATAGAGGAAGAACAAACTTTAACAGAAGAAGAGTTAGATGCACCTGATGAAAATCTAAGAGAGTACACAGAAGAAGATTTAGAAGTACCTAAGGAAAGACAACCTGTAGAAGAACCTGAAGTAAAGGTAGAAGAAGAAGTTGTTGAAGAACCTGCTACTCCTGTTGAAAAAGTACCTGAAGATATTGAACCTACTTCTGTTAAAGATGAGGAGGTAGAAGCTAAAGAACCTAAGAAACCTGAAGCACCCAAACCTAAAGTTTTAAAAAGAGACAATGCTTTACAAAGTTTAATAGACAGAACTAAAGCAGCTTTTTCAGGAGGAGATGTACCAACTATTGAGGCGGCTAATATTATTCGAGAAGGCAAAAAACTTTACGATAATTCTATTTCTATATTCACAAAAGCTATACATACTTTTAGAGAAAGCGGTAATAAAGATGTCAGGGCTTTACAGATTGCTTTAGATGAAGTTGTATTTTTAAGAAAGTTAAATCAAAAAGTTAGTGACCCACTAGCTACTTTAGTAGGTCGAGGTTTGCAATCACATAGACAAGACGCAGCTAAATATAACTATCAAACAGTTCTAAGTGAAAGAGCAGGAGCAGAAAGCGATGCTTGGAGTGATGTAGAAAAATCCTTAAGACAAACAATAGAAAACGAAGCTGATGTTGATTTGTTTAAAAACATACAAGGTGCTTTAGATGTAAGACCCCGCTTTAAAAGAATAGGACAAGAACTTGATCGACAAGCTACTCAAGATTTTAAAAACAAACTAAGAGAAGCCACTGAAAAAGAACCTAAAGAGATACCGCAAGAAGTTATAATATCTAGGTTACAAAAGAAACTTCGAGAAGCACAAGAAGAATTTGCAGGATTAAGACCAGAGCAGAAAGCTAAGAAAGGTAAGGAGAAGTCTCAAGAAGAGATAGACATACAGAATAGGTTAAACTTTTACGCTACAGGTAAACGAGAAGCCAAGCAGATCGCACAAGAAGAAGCTAAACTTGAAACATATTTAGAGTTACTTGAAGAGGGAGACCTAGCAAAGATAAAACAAGAAGTTGGTCCTGCTCCTGATTGGGCTAATAAAAAAGAAGTTGGTTCATACTTAGCTAAGATCAGACAGGTAAACAACAGGACTAAGAAATTACTACAGAAACAATTAGTCGAGTCTGACATATCTTTACAAGACCCTAAGAAGGTAGCTAAAGCAGAAGCTAAACAGAAAGCACAGTTAGAGAAGCGTCTTAAAGAATTACAAAAAAGGTTTGGCGATATAAACAAGATTCGTCCTAAAGATAAACCTAAGAAAGCAGAAGCTGATGCTGAGATAGAAGATTTAAAGAATAGGATAAAGTTTCACGAAGCTAATGAAGCAGACGCTTTAAAGTTAGAGGCAGCGTTAAAAGAACGAGCTAGACTACTTAAAGTAGAAACAGGTCCACTAGGACAGCAGCGAGCTGAGATAACTAAACCTAAAGGACCGACTAAAGTTCCAGGTGAGTTAGAGAAAGTTAATAAAGACATAAACTTCTTAAAGAAGAATATAAGGAGTAGAGTAAAAGAAATAGATAAAGCCGCTATTGAAATAACAGATGAGTTCCAAGCTGCTAAAGCTGAGGCTGAAATAAATAAACAACTTACTAAGCTGGATGAAGAACTTGAAGAATTAAGATCATCTTTTGCTAAAGAACCTGTTGAACCAGGTGTTAAGAAACCTAAAGATAAAGACCCAAGGGTTAAGGAAAAGGAAGATAAGATAGCTTATTATAAAGAAGCTAGACAGCAAATCATAACTCTCAAAAAGAAATTAGCTGAAAGAGATAGGCTCTTAAAATTAGAGACAGGACCGTTAGGTGCTCAACGAGCAGAAGTAACTCCTAAACCTACTGGTCCTAAAAAGTCTGAAGGTGTAATAGCTGCTTTAGATAAAGACATCGCTTTCCTTAGAAGCAACATGCGTAAGCGTGTTGATGAGATTGACAGAGCCAGGTTAGAAATGGATGAAGCCTATCAGGAAGCTAAGATGTTAGAGTCTATCCGTAAAAGAAGAGCTATAGCACAGAAAAGGCTAGATGAAAGAAGAGCACGGTTTGCTGATGATACTGATTTAGACAGAAGAGCAGCGGAAAAAGCAGGGAGAAACATAGAAGAAACTGATCCTGTATTAATAGAGACGCAACAAAAGATTAAGTTCTACGATGAGTTAGAGGCTGAGGCTTTAAAGAAAAAACAACTTAAAGAAGAGTTGGCTAAAAGAGCTGAGATGGAAGGTAGAGGTATAGTGTCTGAGATGAGAGCACACTTAGCACCTAAACCTACTGGACCGCAGAAAGTCAGGAGTACGGATAAAATCAGACAAGAAATAAGAGACTCCGATAAAAGAATGCGTGATAAGCTGAAAGATATAGATGGTGCTCAAGATTCTTTTAGAGAAGAAAGGATATATGAGTCAGTGCGTAAACAAGCTACAATAGCAGCACAAAGAGATGTAGAGACGAAGCTTTCTAGGTTCTTTAAAGGCTGGGGCAACCTAAGAGTTTACGCTATGATTCACCAAACAAGTTCTGTTTTAGCCAGTGCTTTAGGTGGTATTGCAAGTACATTTAAACAGTTTGCTAAACTAGGAGCAGAACCTATAGCTGATTTAATGACCACTAAAAACTATAGAGGTACTCAGATAAGAGCTTTACAAGTTTTAAAAGCTAACTTCTACGGTCTAAGAGAAGGATTAAAGAATTGGAAAGGGACAGGTAGAGCTGTGGCTATGACAGCTAAGAATTTAGAAAGTGCAACAGGTGCAGCAGGAGCAAATAGATTAACTGGGGATATATCATTTGGAGACCCTGTTAAGTTGTTTGAAGCAGCCGAAGAATTAGCGAGACGAAAGAGATTACAGGGGGAAAAAATTACTGGAGTTCAACATATTTTTGCTCGTTTGCCTATTGGTAAAATGTTCATTGAATTTATGAAGCTTTCTCTGCGTGGTATTATGCCTATAGATGAACTTTTTAAAAGACAATTATTAAGAGCAGAGTTAATGGCTGAAGCGTGGAAAGACGCTTTTGATGCTATACCTAATGATCCAAAGAAAGCAGGGGAATTAGCTGCTGATCTTTACAAACAAAAATGGACTAAGGATCAAGGACTTGAGATATTAAGCCAAGAAGGTGTTAACGCTACCGCTACCGATACTATTAACAAAGAACTACTGTTTGATTCTAATGTTGCTAACCTAGACCCAAGAGAGATAGTACAACCTATATCTGATAAGATTTTAAAGTTTGTTAAAGAAATAACTAGATCAAAAGATAATCCAGCTATTGGAACATTTATACATCTACTTGCTCCTATAATGACAGTGGTAGCTAGAGGTGCAGGTCGTTCTATACGAGTGGGAGTTCCTATTATACCATTAGCACAAGCAGCTAGAAATCCTTATAACCATAAAATTAAAAAAGTAGAGGGACAAATTAGGGATAAAGATAATTACATAGCACACGAAGAAACTACACCTCAAAGAAGAGAAGAACTACAAAAAGAAAAAGAGGAATTAGAACAAAGAATAAAAGAATTAAAAGGAAGAAGAATAGCATACCACAGAGACGCTATAACAGATACTTTAATGGGTACTGGCATGATGGTAACAGGTTATGGAATGGGTGCAGCAGGTATAGCTGTAGGTACTTTAGCTTGGATGACACCTGAGCAGCGTAAAAAGTTTCAACATAAAAACCCTAAAGCCAAAGCTAACACAATAGAAGGTTGGTCTTATAGAGAGTTGTTTCCTTTATCTATAGCTTTTGCTATCGGTGCAGACTTTGGAATGTACAGTCGAATGAAAGAGTTTACGCATGAGGATGGAAAGCCTATTTTAACAAAAGATCAAAATGCTGTAGGTTTTATTATAAGGTCAATGTCAGAGCTTTTTAAAGAAGTGCCTGTAGCGGGTGGTATAAAATCTTTACAGAAAATAGCTACAGGTGAAAGTGAAAATATAAACTCAGTGCTTGCTGATTGGTTAGGTTCGTTTGGTTTAGTGTCTACTCAAATAAATAAAGTAATGAAGCTGTATTTTGAAAAAGGAAGCGTAGAAGAACTTAAAGGAGGGTCTTGGCAAGATAGAACAGCTTATAGAGCAGTAGGTCACAATCCAACAGGTAATAAAAAGACGGATCACTTTGGAAACGATATGCAATCTCCTAAGACTTGGTTGAACACTTTTATTAGATGGGCTCCAGATAGATCACAAGAGTTAAATGCTTTTGATATAGTATATAAAAAAGATATTGAGGGTGAAGGACAACTTATTAAACCTCCAAATCAATTTCCTATTAGTGATTATAGCGGAATAGATATGTACAAGTTTGTAGATAATAACGGTGTGTCTTTACATTACAGATTTAATCAAGAAGTAAAAAAATCAGGATTAGAAAAAACTATATTAGAGACTATAAAAAATAAAAACTGGCAACAAAGATGGAAGAAAGGTTCTGAAAGAAGAACAGGCACAGTAGATATAACTTCTGTTGCAAATCCTGCTTTACAAGTTTTAAACACAAAGTTTAGAAAAGCTTATGAACGAGCAGCTAAGAACATGATAAAAAATAAAACCTTGATGAAAGAATTTATAAGCGAAGAAGAAAATGAAGTAGGAACTGCTGAATATAACAAATACGGTCCACACAAAACATTACAACAAGTAATTGATACAGCTAAAGGTAAATCAATTATAACAGGTAGACCTGTATCAGTAGAGGAAGTTTTAGGCAGAAAAGATTTAGATGAACTACTACAAGCTAACCCACAGTTACAACGCATTGACTAAGTGCTTGAACTTTTATCACAAACAAATTAATAATAGATTACTATGAGTACCATTCAAACATACAAAGACCACATAGTTGGGTCAGGTCAAGTCGACTTTGATTTTTCTTTTCCTTATCTCGACGATTCCCATGTAATTGTACAGTTAGATGACTCAACTTCAGAGTCTCCAGGAGGTAAGTTTTATACTGTAGCATCATCAAATTATACTATCATAACATCTCCTGCTACCCTCATCAGATTTAATACTGCTCCTGAAACTGGTGCTAGACTTAGAATTAAAAGGGATAGTAATGCTAGTACCGCTCTTGTAGACTTTGAAAACGGTAGTGTACTTACTGAAGTAGAACTAGACCGTGCTTACCTGCACAACCTATATCTTAATGAAGAGATTGAGGAAGGCAGCGGTAAGAATGTAATGACTAAGAACTCTGCTGGTAACTTTGAAGCTGACTTAGCTAAGATAGTTGACCTAGCTGATCCTACTG